AAATATATATATATATATGTATATTACAAATGATAATGATGTAGCTTTTTTAATAAATTACAAAGTATGTTATTCAACCTTTGAATATTTAAAATCACAAAATATTTTATATTTAAATAATGATATTTATGATAAAATCTTTAATAATATACCAATATATTTTATTGTGAGAAATCCTATTAATCGTTTTATATCATTCTATAAAGATAAAATAATAAATGAAATAAAAATTAAAAAAAATTTTAATCAAGAATGTAATATAAAATTATTAAAATTTTATGAAAAAGATTTTATTATAAGTGATGCATTTAATATAGATCATATATTAGTTGCTATTGAAAAAGGTTATATAGACGATCACATTAAACCTCAAATAGAATTATTTAATGATGTATATCAAATTAATAAAAATATTAATATAATTAAAATTGAAAGTTTTGACTTTAATAGTAAAATGTGTAATTTAATTAAAATAGATGAATTTCCTAGATATAATAATACAGATTCAATATCAAATATTGAATTAAATGAAGAACAAATTGCAAAAATTCAAAAAATATATATTAAAGATTTTATAAAATTTAATTATAAAATGGATAAATTACCTAATCAAAATAATACAGATTCAATATCAAATATTGAATTAAATGAAGAACAAATTTTGCTATTTAACTTTATTTTTTTAACACTTTGCCTAAACATATATATAAAATCAGGTTGATTCTTTAAGTACTTTTTAATTTTGTTCTGGGAAATGGTTAAAAAAATTAAATACTAAAAATCCACAAGTGTTATTTTTATTTTTAATTCTTTTCAACAAAATTAAATACTAAAAATCCACAAGTGTTATTTTTCTGTGGTAATTTTCTATGCAAACCATTTTGATAAGAAATTAAAACATCTCCTTTCCCCCCATAATATGTCTTAATATTTTCATTTTTAATATTATTTTTTATATTATGTGTATATTCAATATACATAGGAGCACCACAATCATCATTTAATATATCAGATAAATATATTGCATATTTAATACATTTATCAGAATTTTCAAAATGAAATGAATTAGGATTTATTACATTACTTGAAATATGAATATTAACTCTTAGGAGTTTCCATTTACTCCCAGATATTTTATTTAATATAGTTGTCATAAGTTCTATATTAAAAATTGTAAATATATTATGAAATAATTTATCAGCATTATACATATCAATCATTCCAACATCATTTGTTCTATTATGACTTCCTCTATTATCAATTACAGGTAGATAATAATATTGCATCTTTTTATAATTATCTAATGATGTATATGTATTATTAACAAAAAATTTTTCTTCAACAACATCATGTCTCTTCCTAATATGTTCGTAAATATTATTTTTTGTCATAAATTCTCTAACATCCTTATTAAAATTTTCAATAATTTCTAAATTATAAACAGATTTTAAAAAAAGCACACCTTTCTCATTAAAATCATAATCCATATTTTATATTTAAATAATTAACTATATTTTAAATAGTTTATTTAAATTTTTAAATATTAAATATTTAATATTTAATTATTTTTTTAACAAATAATATAATATATAAAAATAATTCAATAATTATATAAAATATGAAAGTTAAATTAATTAGTTATTCCCAAACACCTGATGGAAAAAAATTACAAGATGTAGTTGCATATTGTGCAAGAGTTTCAAATCCTTCGAATCAATCTAATACAGAAACAAATGAAAAACTTATTAAATACCTTATTAATCACCAACATTGGTCACCATTAGAAATGGTTAGTATTTGTATTGAAATTGAAACAACACGTGATATTGCAAGACAAATTTTACGACATCGTTCTTTTTCATTTCAAGAATTTTCACAGAGATATGCTATTGCAGATTTAGGATTCGAAACAAAAGAGGCTAGATTACAAGATTATAAAAATAGACAAAATAGTATTGAAATAGATAATCAAGATTTACAAAAAAAATGGGAGGAAAAACAAAATGAATTTATAAAAGAAGCAGAAACAGTATATGATTGGGCACTAGAAAATGGAATTGCTAAAGAACAGGCAAGAGCAGTTTTACCAGAAGGACTTACATTATCTAGAATGTATATGAATGGAACTTTAAGATCATGGGTACATTATATTCAATTAAGGAGTGGAAATGGAACACAAAAAGAACATCGTGATATAGCATTAGAATGTGCTAAAGTAATTGAAACAATATTTCCAATGATAAATGAATTTATAGTTAAATAAATATTTTTTCAAGTTATATATTTAATTTATTAAAAAATTAATTTAATTATAAATAATAAAGTAATTTAAAATAATTTTAATTAAATATATAAAATGTCACAAACAAATAATTTTTTTGAAAATTACAAACTTAGCAATGATTTAGATTTTTATGATACTTTTGAGGATGAAGAATTAGGATTAAATAATGAAATATTAAAAGGTATTTATGCTTATGGATATGAAAAACCATCACCTATTCAAAGAGTTGCTATAAAACCAATAATTGATGGAAAAGATATTGTTGTACAATCTCATTCTGGTACAGGAAAAACAGCCACTTTTGTAATTGCTTCTTTACAAGTACTTGACCTAACTACTAATGATACACAATGTATAATAGTATCAAATACGAGGGAATTAGCAGACCAAACATATAAAGTTTATAAAAATATATCAAAATTTACGAATGTTAAATGTAATTTATGTATTGGTGGAGACATGCAATATAAATATAATTCAGATAATATTAAAGATCATGTAATTATTGGTACTCCAGGAAGAATAAGTGATTTAATTAGTAAAGATATTATTAGTAGTAATAATATTAAATTAATTATTATTGATGAAGCGGATGATGTATTATCAACATCATTTAGAAAACAAGTAAAGAGAATTTTTCAAAAAATACCAAAAGAATCACAAGTTGTATTAATTAGTGCAACTATTCCTGAAGAAATGGCAACATTATTTGATACAATATTAAAACCTGATTACATGACTATTTTAGTAAAAGACGACGAATTAACATTAGATGGTATTGCACAATATTATATTAATATTGATGAAGAATATAAATTAGATGCATTAATTGATTTATATAAATGTGTTTCAATTGGACAAGCAATTGTTTATTGTAATAAGAAAAATAAAGCAGATGAACTTCAAAATTTATTAACTGATAAAACTTTTGCTGTTTCTGTTTTACATGGTGATATGATGCAAAAAGAAAGAGAAGATATTATGACAGAATTTAGATCTGGTAAAACAAGAATTTTAATTACTACTGATATTTTATCCAGAGGAATAGATATACAACAAGTATCATTAGTTATTAATTTTGATATGCCTAAATATCCACAAACTTATATTCATAGAATTGGAAGAAGTGGTCGTTTTGGTAGAAAAGGTTCCGCAATTAATTTTGTTACTAAAAAGGAAAAAAATATTTTAACTTTTATACAAAAAATGTATAATACTGAGATTATTCCTCTTCCAAGTAATGTTCATGAAATATTATAAATTTAAAATTAGTAAAAATTAGTAAAAAATACTATAATTTTAATATAATATTTTATATTATATTAAAAAAAATTGAAAAATTTTATATTTAAGATGTAATTTATAAGGTTACTATATATAATTTTAAAAATGTACTCAATATCCGTCATATTACTTGCTATATTATTTTTGAATATATTTGATTTTATTTTTTCATATAATTTTAGGAAAGATTTTAAATTACAAGAAAAATTAGATGATAATAATATTGATATATCACTATCTGAAGAAATATCATTATATAAACTAAATATAAATGAAATACTAAATTGTATTAAATTATATTATGAAAATATTCAAAAAAAAGATGATTATTATATATCTAATAAAAATTATCTAAACTTTGAAGAATATCGAAATTATTGGAAACCTTATTCTTTAACATGGGTTTGTAAAAAAATTAAAAATAATATAGATTTATGAAATAAATATATCAGTTATTAATAATGAATACAAATATTGTATTAATAATAAATATACTTATTATATTAATACTATTTATTTTGATTAATAATTTTTTAAAAAAAAAAAATAATGAATATTTTAATAATAAAATAGTATTTTTAACAGGTTCTGAATTATATAAAATTTTAGAAGAAGATAATGATAATTATTATAAAACATTTTTTGACAATGATTTTTATTCAAGGAGAATTAAAACCATTGATGAATATATAAAATTAATAAAATCATCTCCAACAAATTTTAATGATTATGAAAAACTAAAGTTAACAAAATGTGTAAAAGAAGCAGATATTTTTTTTGAAAATATTTTTTTTGAATGGTTTGATGGTAAAAAAGTAATAACTATACCATGGAATTTAGGGATTGTTCAAAATAAATTATATGAAAATGGATTACCACATACACGTAATAATATTATTATAATATCTAAAAAAAATATTAATAATTTTAGTGAATTAAAATTAACTAAAACATTAATTCATGAAAAAGTACATATTTAACAAAAAAAATATAAAAATGACATAACTACTTATTTAAAAAAAAATAATTTTATAAAATATAAAAAAAAAACTAATTTAGATAATATAAGGTCAAATCCTGATTTAGATAATTGGATATACAAAGATTCTAATAATAATATTTTAAAAGCAGTTTATAATGATAATCCATCATCTATCGAAGACATTAAATATTCTCCAATAAATAATCAAAGTTACGAACATCCATTTGAAAAAATGGCGATTGAAATTGAAAAATTAAAAAAGTAATATGTTTTAATTTTAATAAAATAATATATTAAAATATTAAATGATTGAAAAATATATTTTTGTTCATAGTGAATGGACAGATACTTGTATTTTAGATAATTCTAATAAAAAAATATATAGAGAATTATATAATAATGAAAAAGGTAAATATTATTTGAATAATGATAATATAATTATTAATTGGGATAATTGGAATGGCGATGATAGTTTTATAAAAAGAAATATTTATTATTATCATGAAGTGTTTTATAATAAATATATGAAAAGATATAATTTATTAGAAGTAAATTTTATACATAATGACTGGAATAAAATTTGTATTATGAATACTATATTAAAAACTATATTTAAAATAGATAATTTAAAAGAATTCGGAAATTATTACTATAAAGATCAATCTTTAATAATTAATTGGGATAATTGGGGAGAAGAAAGTTTTATAAAAATTTTAGATAATTATTATTCAGAAGGATATATTATTAATTTAATTAATAAAAATTCAATTAATGAAAATTCAATTAATGAAAAATCAATTAATAAAAATTCAATTAATAAAAATTCAATTAATGAAAATTCAATTAATGAAAATTCAATTAATGAAAATTCAATTAATGAAAATTC